TCGTGGATCGCTTCACCGATAGCCTTGCAGATGCCATCGATGTCGGTGTCTTCATGCCGCTGCGACGTGCTGACCCACACACCGACGACCTTGCCAAGCACATCGAACTCGACGTGCGTGAAGAGCGAGCCAAACTTGCTGTTAATCTTTGTCGTCGTGGTCAATGTGCGGCTCATTTCTTCATCGCCTCGAAACGCTCATACCGCTCGTACTCCAACTCTGCGAGTTTGGAACACGCCGGGCAGGCATCTTCTCCGCCGACTGTGTATTCACGATAGTCGGCTGTGTACTGACCCACCGCGACAGTAATCTCCGGCCGATAAATCATTCCTGCTCCGCCACATCGAGGGCAGACAGGCTGATCATCACAGCCCGCTGTACGTTTTCGCGATCCCACATTGCCGTCCATCTGTGCACCCAATGGTCGTTCTCAAGGATACCGAAATGCTCCAACCAGTCTCCGACCGGCTTGAGCAAGTTGTCGAGATCCCGCTTCCGCTTGTCGGGTGGCCCGGCTCGTAGCTCCACTGCGACCGGCTCTGCTATTGGCAAGCCGCTGTACTGCGCTGTGAGCGATGCTGCAGTCAGCCACGACTTGTAGACCGACGTGCGGTAGACGCCTCGGCTTGTGTATCGCCATAGCCGGTTTGTGCTGGGCGGGTACGGCAGTAGGAACGTGACCGGCGTCATACATAGCGAGCCGCTTTTTTAAACGCCGTGATCCGTGCGGTGTGGTCGCCTTCTCGTGCCTGCAATCCAATCTGACAGAACTCGCTGACAAGCGACGACATTGATCGACGCTCACCTGCTGCTGTCATTTTTAATGCGCTCGCCAAATCTTCCGGCAGAACGAGTGTGGTCTTTCGCGCTTGTGTCATAAGTCTAACCGTAATTATGTCGATAATGCATAGTACGACTATTGACGCCGTTATGAATAGTGACATATATAGGGTACACACAGTGATCTTTTTGAGATCACCCACAAAAAGGGAGACGACTAATGGAAATTAACATTCACATCGCACAGCTTCCACAGTCAGACGGCAGCAAGTGCTATGATGTTGCTTTGCGAGATTTATCGGGACACCCCGAAACGTACCAAATGGTAAGAGTTTTCGCTTGCTCGGAGGAAGACGCACACGCTTTTGCAGAGAAGGTGAAAGACCTCATCGATGAACACACGATTACTCATGTCAACGGTATCACCCGCAATTACTGATTTCGTCAGACAGCACCTGCGGGTGCTGTCGAGTGAGATCAATTAACAAAAGGGAGAAGACTAATGGCAGACCAACACGACAGCAAAGTCAGGTGGGTAGACGCAGCACCGCCAAAGGCGACAAAGAAAGCAGCAGTCGGCGCATTGCGCCACTGTATCCCAGATAACGAATGGGACCAGTACCGTGTCATCAAACGCGGAACGCGGTGGATCATACAATGTCGGGGGGTGCCTGCATGACACCCCGTAATCCTAAATCAACCACGGCACGCATCTATTGTCGTGTCTCTACGCAGAAGCAGGGTCGATCGGGCCTTGGCCTTGAAGCGCAGGAAGAGATCGGCAGGCAGAAAGCTAAAGAGTTAGGTCTGAAGGTCATCGAGGTCGTGGTCGAGGTCGAGTCCGGTCGCAAGTCGCGCACCGGTCGCCCCGCACTCCGCAAGGCTGTAGATGACTGCCGTGATGACGCCAGTGTTCTTATCGTCGCCAAGCTCGACCGTTTGTCGCGTAACTTTAATTTCATGAGCAAGATTACTGAAGCGGCAGAGCGTGACGGCATTGGTATCGTCGCATGCGATGTGCCGGATCTCGGCAACCCGGCGACGAGTAAGTTCCTGTGGCGCATTCTTGCTGCTGTTGCGGAGTTGGAAGCAGAGCAGACGAGCGAACGCACCAAGGTCGCCCTGAGTGCTGCCCGCAAGAGGGGCGTCAAGTTGGGTGCACCGGACAGCGTCAAGGCGAGCAAGCAAGGTCGCAAGGCGTTCCAATACGACACGATCAAGTACGCGCAGGACATCGTCATGCCTGCGATCGCGGAGATTGAGAAGATCGGTATCGTCGGCCTGCGTGCTACCGCTCGCGAACTGAATGCCCGTCATGTTCCGACTTACCAACAGCACTTGATTGATTTGGGTGTCTCAACGCGGAAGCCCGGCAAGAAACCGCCGCAATGGCGTGCCGAGACAGTTAAACGGGCGCTTGAAAACGCCTCAAAACAATTACCGAAACGAGTGAAAAGCAGAAAGGCAGTTAAATGATGGCTAAAGGCATTGGAAATCAGGAATCATTTACTTCACCATCAGCCACGTTACACGCACAAGCTCGACGTGCGGCTGACCGATTTATCGCGGCGAGAGAAATTTGGGATCGCGCAGACCGCCGATTAATTCGACACGCCGATGTTTTCCATTGGAGAAATCGGTTTGCATTTATGGAAGCAGCATCGGCGGCTTTTCTCAGCATCGAGAAATGCATCGATGACGATATTGGTCCGACGATCACCGAATGGAAACGCTCCAGTAAATCTGCATCGGTCATCATTCGCCGCCTTGTCAACCTTGAAGGTGCCACGCGAGACAGCTTCACGTCTGCAGATGTCGAGAGTGCATTGCCTCGCGGATTTGCAACACGACGGTTGATAACGTCCATTCTTTCGAGGGGTATTCAGTTGGGATTGCTGAAAAAAAATGAACAGCACGAGTATAGGTGCACTGAAATGTTTTATTCGGAATTTTACGCTCGAACCTTGCGAAGAGATTTGGATAAAGACATCGTCAAGTACGCGAGAATGGTCGTTGCGTTTGCTGACATGATAGACATCGCGAATGAAACACTCAGTCGCGAGACGGTTGGCGCAATCCACGACTCTGGTGCTCGCACAATGAGCGAACGCATTGACGATGGCGATTACGACGCGGAAATTAACTACCAAAGGTAGGTCGATTTTTTCCGAGGGGCGGGAAAACGTTTCCCGAGCCAAAAAAAGTTTTTGTGTTAAGTAGTGTACAAGGGTGGGTAAAACGATGAACGTTATGGAAGACACACCGAGAGGAATGGATCGCGTCTCTGCCGCTAGATACATCGGCGCCAGCCCGACGACGTTTGATCGGATGGTGAGCGATGGTCGCCTGCCGCAACCGCGACGGGTGTCGCTCAAGCGGTTTGTTTGGGATCGTAGAGAGTTAGATCGCGCCTTTGACAAATTGCCTCACAAAAAGCCCGGGGGTGATTGGTAATGGCGCGTAAACCGAAACGGCCAAAGCTGCCAAACCTGCCTCACCTGCGCCCTGTGCTGTCGCGTCACAACAAGTGGTATGTGTATGTGCAAAAGCACGGCAGAGGTAAAGCCTACCGGATCACAGCAGAATACAGGACAGAGCCGCTGGCGTTTATAGAGCAATACAAGGACGCTGTGGCGCAGTTAGAGCGGATGCCGGTGTCTACCCCCAACAAAGACGTGGCGACTCTCGCCGGACTCTACAGCGCCTTTAAACAGTCATCTGAATGGCAGCAGTATAAGGACAGCACGCAGAAATCGAAAACTGGGCGACTCGACAACATCGTCGCAGAACACGGTTGGAAACGCTGGTCGCAGCTTACGCGAGAAAAGTGTCTAATGTTGCGCGATAGTTGGAGTGAACAAAACGGCGCACAGCAGGCAAATAAAAAACTGACAGAGTTGTCGTCGGTTTTGACGTGGGCGATTGATCGAGAGATGGCTTCGCCGCAATGGCGCAACCCCTGCCGCGATATCAAGCCACTGCCAAAAGCCAACAAAGACGGATTTAGAACGTGGACTATTGCCGAGATGGAGCAATACAAGGCGCATCACGCGCTAGGCACGATGCCACGGTTGGCGTTTTCAATTTTGTTCTACACTGGAGCGGCTGCGATCGATGCCTACAAAATGGGTTGGCAGAACGTGCACCGTGATAACTTGGGTGATGACCGGGTTATTTATCGCCGGCAGAAGACCAGCGTCGAGGTTAACATACCTCTCGACAGCGAGTTGTCTGACGTTCTGAGGGCCACAGACTTGGGCGATATGGTTTGGCTAAAAACTAGCTACGGCACACCGTTTAAATCCGCCAAAGCGTTCAGCCAGTGGTTTACGAAAACAGTCAAGCAGGCAGGTCTGCCGCACGGCAAGCCACCGATTGGGTTGAGTGCTCACGGTCTTCGCAAAGCCGGCGCGACCGTTATGGCTAACAACGGCGTAAGCGATAAGGAAATGATGGCGTTTTTCGGCTGGAATAAATCTGATCAGGCACGCACTTACACGGCTAAAGCCGACAACGCTAGATTAGCATCAAGTGCCGGGCGGCAGTTGAAAATATGAACAAAAAAAGTACAGAATATGCAAACCTTGGGAGTAAGACCTGCAAACTTAACCTAAAACCGTTGGTATTCTGCGGTATTCAAAAGAAAGTGGCGGGAGTGACGGACCCACCACGAAATTTGCAAGCTATTGATTTCGTTGATCATTCCAAAATAGTTTGCATGCAAAATATCTTCATGAATACGCATGAATACCCACGGATATGCAAACCGATGGGGAATATACCGTGGAAATTTTGAAAACTGTTTTTGAAGGCGTCGTGTTTCTTGCGGCGCTCGTCACCTTGTGTGCGTGGATGTTCGCTTTAGAGGCGTTAATCCAATGAAGCTGAGTAAGACCGGACAGGAAAGCGGCGGGTCAGACGTGCCGTTTATCACGCCGATCAACGGCAGGTTCTTAATTCCTTTTAACAAGACACCCAACGACGTGCTGCAGCGTCATCGTGATGCTCGTGATGGCGTCGAGCAAGATGTATCGACGCCGTTTATGAAGCGCGGCAACTACATGCAGGGCGGTGCTTTGCAGTGGTTTAATGACGAGTTCGACTCGAAGGTTGTCGAGCCCGAGATCGGTTACCGGAACGAGTGGTGCAACATGACTGCATCGCTCGACGGCATGTTCACCGTTGATTGGATGCACGGCAATTACATGATCCCTGCAGGCAGCCCGTGGGAGTGTAAGATCCCCGGCTTTCCAGCAGAGCGCACCGATGGAATGGAGCGCGTCCTGCAAGTGCAGGCGCAAATCGACTGCGTGAATGCAGAATGGGGTGTCATCGCTGAGTTAGCGATGAGCGATTGTCGATGGCGCATCGCAATTGTGCAGCGTCATGAGCCCACAATAAGAGCGATCCGCGAGGCGGTTGATGTGTTCTGGAAGCATATGGCGGACGGCACAGACTACGGGCCGCAGACCTCAAGCGAAGCATCTCGCATGCTGCTCGGCAATCGCCTGCCGGATCGAATGGATCTCACCGAAAGCCCGACGACCGAGGTCATGAGCGAGGCTCGTCAACATCTGATCGATGCCAGTGAAACGTACCTGACCGCTCGGCGCACAAAGCAGAATTGTGAACGCATGATGGAAGATTGCGCTCACGTTATGAAAGCTATGATGAATGATGTTGAACGGGTGAGCTTGCCGAACGGTATCAAGGTTAACCATACAACAACCGCCGATGAAAAGCCTCGCCGATTTTCTGTGACGGAGCCGAAAACATGACATGCAGACATTCAAGAGACTTCGCCCGGTGGTGCGATGATTTGGAACGCAAATACGACGTGATGCCCCGGTGGTATTGGGATGAGTCAAAGCGTCGGGCTGAATTTGAAATTACGCGGAGACAGACTGATGAAATGGATAAATGATTTAGATATGCGTCTGCGGAGGACGATTAACAGCTTACCGGCTCGCCCGGCAAACGCCGGTCACAACATTGCTCAAATTAATAAGAACTGCATGTATTGCGGAATATCCTTACGCCCGTCTGCTTACTCTACAACGCCTGACAGCAACGGTGTGTACCCAGCAGTAGTCTGTGACAAGTGTGCGCGTGAAGAGATTGAAGCGATTGCAAATGATGAGGCGTATGCAGATCACCACAATCGAATGCACTACCTGCGCGAAATTGGCGTAACTGTTTTGGAGGATCACAAAAAGTGACCGAAAATAATTTCCACGCAGACCTAGTGGCTGCGCTGTCAGCGATCACTAACCCGCCGATGACATCAAACAATCCGCATTTTAATTCAAAATTTTCCTCGCTTATTGATTGCGTCAACACAATCCGACCAATTCTCGCAAACCACAGCATTGCAGTGACGCAGATGGTTAGGCACGGCGAGGCAGGTGATCGTGTCGTCACGCGCCTCGTACATAAATCCGGCGAATTTATTGAAGATGGCGGTGTGCCGCTCGTTAACACAAATGATCCACAAAAGATGGGCTCGTCATTAACTTATGCGCGGCGCTATGGGTTGCTTTCAATAACTGGTGCAGTCGGTGATCCCGATGACGACGGCAACAAAGCCTCTGAACCGGAGCCGGTACTGGCGCAGGTTGCCGCGACTACCACCAATGATGCCGATTTTACGCTGCACCTTCTCGACAACAAAACGCTGACTTTTGACAGTAGTAAAGGTTTGGTTGACGCCTACACCATCGAAATGCGGAAACTGCTACAAGACGCAAATCTTACGAATGCGGAAAAAGAAAGGTGCATGAAAGATTTTGAGGGAAAAAACACCGACGCGCTGGCCGCAATCCCACCCGGTGCGGCTGCAAACCTCAAATCGAGGAGGCTCGAAGCAAATAATTATTTAGGAGCGAAAAAATGACAACTGAACAGCAACTCGAACATCCTGTTAAATTAGGTGTAACACCGGTGCAAAAAAAAGTTCTCGATTTCCTGCGAGATTATATTGAGCTTCATGAGTATTCGCCGTCGATGCGGGAAATTGCATCCGGCTGCAAGATGACACTGAGCAACGCAGTGAGAGTCACTGCAGCGCTCGAAAAACGTCAGCGCATCACCCGACTATACGGTATAGCTAGATCTATTTCTGTACTCGACTGATTGATTTCGACCAAGTGTCTGCTTCAGTTTCGGTGTTGAACAAGCCTACCCTGATCCTTTTAGTTTTTTGCTGTGCCTCAACCACAGGTAAAAAATAACACAGCCTGATGTCGAGAGCGACGAGAGCCAGAACATCGCATTGATTTGGGTTTACAGATTTTTTTGAGGCCGAGCCGGTAGCCACATTGAAGTGATAAGTGTATCGGTCAGACGGTTTTCCGGTTGCCTTAACCTCTACTCGATACCACCGACTGTCGAAGTGCACGATGATGTCACAGCCGTCTGTTCGAACAATGGCAGGCATACCCCCAAGGCGCTCGATGGCAGCGGCGGCGATTAGATCGCCTACCCTACCTGCTCGGGTGTTCATTTTTTGCCTGTCAGCGCCCGAATTTTGTCACGCAACACCCCGTAGTCGATCAGCATCTGACCGATAGCGCTGCAATTTTCAGACAGCGGCTCGTTGTGCACGCACGGCTTTTTCAAAACCCCCGTCTCGGTTGCAGCCCGGTCTAAAAACTTTCGAGAATATTTTTGCAAGGGAGCCGACACAATAACCGGCTCGCCTTTCTCCGCAGTCTTATAATCGAAATAGGCCGACGTAATTGAACTCACGCCAGAGATAGCGCTAAAACTTTCCACTACGCAGCCGCCGGGCAGTATAAGGCATAGACCGATTGCCATCCACCTCAGCCATACGACGATGCGCCTCCACCTCGGCCGCGAAGGCTTTCGCCTTCGACGCCTTACGGACAACCCGCGCCAAGAGGAAGGCCCCCCCGGTGAGTAGCGCGCAGCCAAGTAGGATGGAGACGACAACGGTCGTACTCAACTCTCTGCCTTCTCGCCGAGGAAGAACCCGGCGACACCCGCCAAAGCGGCAAGCGCTGTGCTTATGTTTTGCATGAGGCCCGGGTCAATGTTGATCCCCGTGAGAGCTAACACGCTCGCGAGGGCAGCATAACTTGAGGGCTCCCGCAGTCTCTTGATCAATTGTGACATTTTGACTCCTGACGTTGAGGTTAAGAATAAGACCATAGGTTAGGCCGTGGGGAATTAGTGATGACATCAACGTGCAGAAAACGCTGATGATGTTGGCCGGTTTGATTGACGCCAATGCCTGTCACGCGGTCATCTGCACAGAATAATCTCAGCAGTTCGTATGCGTCTCGTTTGCTAGTTTGTACATCAACAGCAGCCCCGCTGTTGTGCGATCCCGGCTTGACCTTGCGGGCTTCTATCGGGTGCTTGTCGCACCTATAGCCCGACGTAATTCGCATTGGCTTGCCGTACTGTGAGCGAACTGACTGCAGCACCTCTAGCAGCGTGGTGTCGAGTTTGATCGTCTCGCAGCCGCACCGACAGCGGAACTCGCTTTCGCTGAAGTTGGGATATCGCTGCCAGTCAATCATTTTTAATCGCCTTGTGTGCACCGTTGTGCATATGCTGAAGCACATTGACATCGCGCCGCAGCGTTTCCGTTTCAACCTGCAGGCGCTCTAGTGATCGATGCAATCTCTCGCGGTTTTGCGGGTCCATCATTCCTGAAATTACAGAAAGACGTTGCGAGACCAAATCGGTCGATGTGTCGTTCCTGTCTAATCGCGTGTCGAGTTTTCCTAGGCGTTTCAGAGCGTCTTTCAAATCCTCCTCAACCTGCGACAACTTAGACCGCACGACCGCAAACGAACCGATAATGGACGCGCTCATACCACCAATCGTCACGATCCT